GACAATTTAAAGGTGCAATGCTATAATATAATTACAGCAAAGGAAAAACAATAAGATTCAAGAAAAGGAGAAAAAACAATGAGAGAAATTAAAATAACACTTAAAAATGCAAAGGATATGGAAGAGTTTGTAAAAATCAATGCAACTAAGACAACTATAGATTCAAAAGGAAATGTAAAATGTGACATTGAACCCACATTAGAAACATATATTTTAATTTATGAGGATGAAAAATTAACAAGTATTATTAAAAAATGTTTATTTAATAGTGAAGACGTTTACACTGTAAAATATGTTGTAGAACAGGTTAAAGAAATAGTAATTTATGGAATAAAAATTAAGTATACGTCTATGGATAGAGATATTGTAAATAGTTTTATCACAGCTTGTAATAGCTATATGAGAGATGAATGTGGGATCGAAGTACCGGTAGATATACAGATTCAATTGTTTGAAAATGGTTTATGCGAGAAGCTTATGAGTAATGATATTATAAATATGAAATACGGTTACGAGTTAGTATAAAATGTTTCACGTGAAACATTAGAGAGAGGAGGTGAATAACCTATGCCAGAATGGATAACTCATGCACAAGTCCGCAAGCGTTTCCAAGATCATTTCTGCGAAACGCTCTATGAACATCCTGAAATCGTAACGCCTCAAACTATTGAGGAGTACGAGCATATAAAAGATATTATGAGAGAAGAAAACGGAACAGCACTAAGCGTGTGTAGCACAACGTACAATACAAACATACACTACGCTTTCTTGTATAAACTCAAAGATAAAGTATACGATAATGGAAAATATTATATCGCATACATAACAAACGATCAGCGTATTGATGTACCAATCAGTGAAACATTAATAAAGGAGGCATATTCATGGGTATTAGAAAAATTAAAAGAAAAATAAAAAACTTTATAGAGTCAATTATTTTAGTCATAGCATTAACAGTATTGATATATGGTACATTTTATTTGATAGGTGTTACCATTGGTATCTTAGTTCCAATACCGTAAATTAGTAATAGCATTTATTGTTACACAATTAAAATTGTTTCACGTGAAACATAATAAAAAAGGAGAATAGAAATATAAAAAATAGAGAAAAATTTAAGGATGAAATTATAAACATTGTTTGTAATGGAGGCAATTTGGCGGTAGATAAGGAAAAAATATACTCCTATACCTTGTATTAAAATTGCGTGTACTAGTTGCTTATTCTATGATGATGGTTGTCGTATTGGTAAATTAAAAGAATGGGCGGAGAAAGAATACAAAGATACTACTGTAATATCACGTGCGGACATTAGCTTTCTTACATATATTAAAGACGAATTTAAGTATATGGCTAGAGATGAAAATGGGGATTTATATGCACATGTTATTAATCCAAAAAAATATAAACAATATGGTATTTGGATTGGCGGAGATTCAATTAATTTTTTAAATTTGATGTTGATTTTCCAATGGTTAAATATACAGATGAACAGGGCTGGAAAATATCTGATTTAAAGAAATTAAAAGTAGTAGAAAATTATTAAAACCGCTTGACATTTCAAGTAACATCTGATATAATTAATAATGTAAGGAAGATAAGTATTATCCAACTTGCAAATACCACACCATATAAGGGCGGTGTACACAGCGCCGCCCACTCACAAAAAATAACAGATATTCCGACACCCATGTAGGCGAAAAAATCGGTGGAAACGTGTAAAGGTTCGATTCCTTTTATCTGATTCGACTTCATAAGAAGTCGTGCATTCAGCAGTCTAGCAAGCACAAAAAACAAAAAAGAAAGAGGTGAAAAAGTAAAATGGCAAGAGCAAGAAAAGTAACAAGAACTATTTCTTCAACTAAAGTTATTGTCATGTGTGTAGACACAGAGACAGCTATAGTTAACAACTACGAGGTAGAAATCGCAGGAGTTTACTCTGATGAGAAAAAACTTATGAAAGCAGTAACTAAAGTAGTAGAGACAGAAACACTCAAACCAGTATCAGTTGTTTCAACAGAAGTTATTGAGACACTGTACGGCATGGATGAACAGAAGTTCATCGAAATGGCAGAGGTATTACCGTCAAGAGACAAAAAAGAAGTAGATAAAAATGCAGAACAAGAAGATATCGGGTGCACAGACGGTATTTTCTAAGTAAAAAAAGAAGACGAAGAAAAAGGAGAAAATAACAATGAGTAAAATTACAATCACAAACGCAAGCAGAGAGTTAACAGAGGTAGAGCAGTATCTTATGACAATGGATGCAGGTATCACTTCAATGAAAGATGTAGAAGACGGAACATCAATTCCAGTAGATGCATACCTTGAATATAAGGATGTAAAGAAAGACGGGACAGAAGCAGACCTGCTTTCTATCATTACAGTTGATGGAAAAGTATATTCAACACAGTCAGAAACTTTCAAGTCTTCCTTGAAGTCAATTCATGAACTGATGCATGGTAAACCATACGCAGTCGTAAAACGTAGTGGTGAAACAAAAGCAGGAAGACCATTTGTTGATTGCGGTCTTGACGTAAATTCAGTAAAATAAGTAAAGTTTTATCGTAAAATTTTTTCTTTCCTAAAATACAAGGGTGGGCAGAACGCCTACCCTATTTTAATCTAAAACAATGTGAGAGGTGTGATAAAAATTGAAAAATAGCAAATCAAAGTATAGTCAATACTATAAGCAATATCAGCGTAAAATATCAGCATTAAGAAAACAGAATATTGAGTTACGAGGCGCGAATGTCTACCAAACAGAATCCCAGTTGCGTAAATGGGGGATTCAAGGCAGAGACTTAGCAAAGATAACAAGACAGTTAAAAGCAGACATTAAGAATCTCGCAAAACAGGAAGCATATTCAACTATAACTGGTGAAATCTCAACCGTAGGCGCATTAAAGCATGAATTAGCTTCTGAGCGTTCCAAGCGTGGTGCAGAGACAAGGAAACGTAATAAGAAATCAGAACAGGAGTTTTGGTCGACAGACAAACAGCCAACCACGAAAGATTTAAAGAATAATGTGCATTTAAGAAAACTAAGTGACACAAAATTAAAACAGCCACAGTTAGGGGATATTTCTAATCAGCATTTCGTTGATGATTTTTTAATACGAATAACTACCCCAGCACCAACAGAAACAATCTATGGTAATAGAAGAAAAAGAGCTAATATAGAAATGGCACAAGAAGCGCAGTCTGCTCTATTAGAATTATATCTTAGTACCATAGATAAAGATGGTGAAATAGCTGTAGGAGAGCGACTTGCTAATAACTGGGACGCTATTAAGATACACTTGGAAGTAATTTTAACTGATTCAAAAGGTGTAAACGTGGCTTCTTCATTGGAAGCTATAGGGGAAATCATTAGCGGTAGGGCTCTATCTGTTGTAGAACGAGACGCTTTAAATAATGAACAAGAATCACTTTATTCATGGGATATCGAGGATAACACCTATGAATAGTAAACGAACAACAAGAATGTTCATGTGTGACTTTGAAACCACAGTATACGACAACCAAGATCATACAGAAGTATGGGCAGTTGCAATCGTAGAACTATTTACAGAAAATGTTACAATCCTGCATCGTATTGAAGATATGTTTACATATTTTCGTGCTTTAGACACAAATGTCATAGCATTTTTCCATAACCTAAAATTTGATGGTGCTTTTATACTTGATTATTTGCTTGCACAAAAGAAATACCAGCAGGCACTAAACAATGATAACGGTGTTTATTCATGGAAAAAGAACAAGGAAATGTTGACAAATGAAGTGCGCTACAGTATCTCAGATAAAGGAATGTGGTATTCCATCGCACAAAAACTTCCAAATAATAAGCTACTAGAGTTCCGTGACTCATTGAAGCTGTTACCATTTTCTGTTGAAGTTATAGGAAAATCATTCGCTACGAAGCACAAAAAGTTAGAAATGGAATACAGTGGTTACAGATATGCAGGGTGCGAGATTACTGAAAAGGAACGAGAGTATATTGCAAATGATGTTCTTGTAGTAAAAGAAGCACTTGAAATCATGCTAGAACAGGGGCATGACAAATCAACGATTGGCTCATGTTGCCTAGAAGAGTTCAAAAAAGGTTATGACAAGACAGATTACGCACAGTTATTTCCTGATATCTATAAGATAGAAACAGGGATAACAAAATATCCTACTTTCGGTGATTATATTCGTAAGTCCTATCGTGGTGGTTGGTGTTACCTTGTAAGGGGTAAAGAAAATAAGATTTACCATTATGGTACAACAGCAGATGTTAATAGTCTATATCCGTCCATGATGCACTCTGATAGTGGTAACTTTTACCCAGTAGGGAAACCGCACTATTGGAGCGGAAACTTTATTCACGAAGAAGCGTTAAAAAAAGATCCATGGGGTAGGCCAAGGTATTTTTTCCTACGAATTCGTACAAGGTTTCACGTGAAACATGGTTACTTACCATTCATACAGATAAAAGGTTCTCCGCTCTATCGTGGCACAGAAATGTTAGAAACAAGTGACGTATACAGTAAGAAATACGATAAATATTTCCCATATTATTACGACAGTGGAAACAACAGACATGAAGCAATCGTAGAAATGGTAGTTACGTGTACAGATTATTATTTAATGCTTGAACACTATGACCTATATGATTTTGAAATCATAGACGGTGTGTGGTTCTATTCCATGAAAGGTATCTATGACGAATATATCAATAAATACGCAGAGATTAAGAAGAAAAGCAAGGGCGCACAACGGACTCTTGCAAAGCTATTTCTTAATAATCTTTATGGAAAGCAGGCATCCTCTAAAGATAGTTCATTCAAGATTGCATACGTGAAAGATGACGAATCACTGGGTTTTATACGGCAGGAAGAGAACAACAAGAAAGCAGGTTACATTCCTTGTGGTTCTGCTATTACATCATATGCAAGAGAATTTACAATTCGAGCTGCCCAAAAGAATTACCATGGTGTTAATGAAAGAGGTTTTATTTATGCGGATACTGATTCTATCCATTGTGATTTACTACCTGATGAAATTGTAGGAATAAGAGAACACCCGACAGAATTCAACTCATGGTCATTGGAGTCGTGTTGGGATGTTGCTACATTCACAAGGCAAAAGACATATATTGAACACGTAACGCATGAAAACAGAGAACCAATAGAAGAGCCATTTTATGACGTGAAGTGTGCAGGGATGCCAAACAAGTGCAAGAATCTGTTCGTATTATCAATGCAAGGCAACGCAGATATAAAAGGTTATACAGAACCAAGAACAGGAACGCACAAAGAATGGACAGAAGAGGAAAAGCAGTTCTTGTTTAAAGACGGTAAGCCAGTTATACGTAACTTATCAGATTTTAAAATAGGTCTTAAAGTACCTGATAAGCTTCGTCCGAAGAGAATGCGTGGTGGGGTGTTACTGGTAGATACAAGTTATGAAATGAGGTAAATAATATGAAAGTTAGATTACAAGATATTGTTAGTTATTGTTATGATACTACGTGTGATTGCTGTAAGTATTGTAAAAACGGCGATTGTATAGCTAGAATAGACGGCTATATACCAGCGGAATATATGAAGTATGTTTGGCTATGCAGTAATTTACCTGAACTAGCAAAAGCATTGTATACAAATGAGGAGGTTGACCTATATGAAAACTACAGTTAAAGAACTGATTGACATTTGCACAAGTAGATATGCTAAAGGCTGTGTTGACTGTCCATTTTATGAATATAAATGCTATGAACCAACATATCCAAACGTACCAAGGGATGCAAAAAAGCACAGAAAATTTAAGACAGATAAAATACTTAATAAAGAAGTCGAATTAAAATTAGATAAGTAAAAAACAAAAAAGGTACAATGTTTCAATAGAAACAAAGTACCTTTTTATTTATATCATTGACTATCGGTGAAAACGGCCTAAAGCCTGTTACGGCAAGGGAGCAACCCCGACCATAGAAACAGCGGTATCTTTCACCCGTGCGCTCTGCTTCTATGTTTTTCGCTTTCTAACGATAGGTGATACCGCTAATAACTAAGAGCTTGTAATACAGCTTCTTTACACTGTAAGTCTTTAAATCTAAAACAACCACGCTCAAAGAAATACCTCATATTAGAAAGAAATAAGTCATTACTCTTTAACATAACATAGTTTATATTATGATCATCTGTAGTAATACTGATTCTATAAGGGTATGTCTTATCCACTCTATCATCACAGTAGATAATGCCTAAGTCCATATACTCTTTGATAGCATAATCCCTGCCAAGATACCTAAGTGTCGCAACATAAGTGCATTCCCCTACAGGCTTTTCTATAAAAGCATTACTGTCATTCAAGTAAGTAGCTTGTGCAGAATAAGCAACATAATCATCAGTGATAAATGCGCGATTAAAACCACTTTCTGTCTGTGCCTTGCTTGCACTTTCATTGTAACCTTGCTCTAGTACGAATCCGTTGCCCCTTAAGAATTTCGTATCAGATTTAAGTCTGTTTGAAATCTTCATAGCTGTGTAATACGGGTTAATCAATGAAACAGGATTCGCCATCATGTAAACTGGCACATAACGAACTTGTTTTCCTTGACCACGGGCAATAGAGGTGTGAATGGAAATAAATTTCTTTACTTCATCAGAGCAATATCGGTTTGTTTCACTCTGAAATTCGTCAAAGATAAGGCAACTGATATCACTAAACATATGTGAATTCTTTTTAACAGCATCTGCATTATTAAGTGCCATGGCATACCCACAAGAAACTTCATTCAAAAATAATTCGTGAAACTTTCCGTGCATCATTGGTTTACTTGTCATTTCATATTCAGGAAAAAATAATTCCTTAATATCTTTAAAAAATTTCTCCGCTACACCACTAAGTTCATAATCATATCTATATAATAGGCCAAACTTTTCACCTTTTGATAAAAATTTATTGACCACCAGTTTACCAAAATAAGTAGTTTTGCCACCTGTTCTGTTACTAGTAACCATATAAATTTCAGGCCTTTTATTGTTAAGGTCTAATAAACTCAATAATTTTGTACCGTCATAATAACTCATTTTATCACCTCTTATATATTATAGCATAAATTAGACAAACTGTCAATTATTAAACAGTATGTATTTTAATAGACACCGTGTCTATTATTGACAAATTTGTGAGAATATGATATAATTTAATAAGAAAGGAAGTGATTAAAGCAATGGATGTAAATGCAGTAACTACGGCAATCTCAACGCTTGGTTTTCCAATCGTAATGTGCGGAGCTATGTTTTGGTATATGTTGAAAGAAAAAGATTCGCACAAAGAAGAGATGAACAGTGTAACAGAAGCGTTGAATAACAACACGCTGATTCTACAGAAGTTATGTGACAAATTGGGTGGTGATAAGAATGACAGTGTATAACGTACACGGTGGGCACTCTTTAAAATGTAGAGGTGTTAGTGATTTACTGGATGAAGTTGATGAAGACAGAAAGGTAAAAAACAAACTAATCGAACTGTTAAGAGCTGATGGGAACACAGTATATGACTGTACAGACGATTATAGCACAAGCCAAGGAGCAAACTTATCTGCTATTGTTTCCAAGTGTAATGCACACAATGTTGACTTAGATATTTCAATCCACCTAAACAGTGCAAGAAACGACAGAGTCGGTGACGGAAAATGCGGTGGAGTTGAAGTCTATGGGTATGATGATAGAATCTATGGTGTAGCATATAGGATTGCAGAGAACATAGCTAATACTCTTGGTATTGGATTTCACGGTTCTCCTGTGAAATACCGAAAAGACTTGTATGTTCTTAGAAAAACAAAAGCAAAAGCCATTCTGATTGAATGCTGTTTTGTAGATGATAAAGACGATGTAAGTCGTTGGGATTCTACAAAATGTGCAATGGCTATTGCGTCAGCTCTTGGATGTAAAACAAATGTGCCACCTATCGCAAAACCGCAGACAAATGCTTCACGTGAAACATATTTTCCAGTATTTAAATCAAGTAGCTGTTCTATTGTTGATTGTTTAAAGTCAATCGGTGTAGATTCCAGTTACTCATACCGGCAACGTATTGCAAGTAAAAACGGTGTAGCTAACTATAGAGGAACAGCACCACAAAACGATAAGCTTGTGTCACTTGGTAAAAAAGGAAAATTGATGAAACCGTAGAAAGGTGAAAAGTAAATGCCAAGTATTGATACAGCATACTCATGGGCAATACAAACATGTAATGCCCCTAACGTTGGTTATTCACAAACATACAGAAATAGGCAGACAGTTGGTGGAATAACTTATTATGACTGCTCTTCATTTATTAATTATGCTTTAGTTGCAGGTGGATTTGAAACACCTAGTTATGCACCTAACCATAACGCTTTTACAACAGCTTCAATGATTAACTGTTTATTAGAATTAGGGTTTACTGAGGTAGACGCCCACGGAGAATATAAGCCAGGTGACATTGGATGGACAAGTGGACATACAGAAATGTGCTACTTAGGTGGTGACGGTAAAGGCGTATTCATGGGTGCACACACAGACAATGCCCCGTTAGAATATCAAGTAAGCATAGGTAATACAAGCGGTAATACCAACTATAAGCGTAGTTTCACAAGATTGTTTCGATATGGTAAGGGTGGTGCAACTGGATACGGTGCAAGCATTTATGTAGTATCTGCATTAGCGGGAAATGCGTGGCGAGAGTCACATATCAACCCAACATTAGGGCAACAAGGCGGTACAGCGTTTGGCATCTTTCAGTGGGATGGTTCAAGGCGTGAAGCGTTATATACATGGCTAGAAGCGAATGGTTATGAACGTACAGATCCTGTCGGGCAGATGAAATACTTAGTTGTAGAAAATGACTGGCAGGGAGAATTTGCAGGAATTACATCATTGCAGGAATTCTTGACAAGTAGCATTACTAATATACCGCAGTTAACAGAAGCGTTTGAGAGATGTTGGGAGCGGGCGGGTGTTCCAGCTTTACAAGAAAGAATTGATTTTGCATATAAAGCGTATGATTATATTCAGCAACATGCAAACGATTCAAGTATCACAACATGGGAAACAGAACCTAAGTATTACTTGTCAGAATCACAGGCACTTAACAATGCTGTTTTGATGTATCGTTTTTATAGTGCGGGAGGTGGTGGTGGTGGAACACCATCATCGAAAAAGAAAAAAATGCCACTGTGGATGATGATAAGATACTACTAGAAATGGAGATGGAAGAATGTCAGTAAAAACAAGAGAAGAATTATTGGAATCTATTCGTGCTAGAGTTGGCGAACAGACAGATGATGAAACGATTTCTTTTTTGGAAGATGTTACAGACACGTTAACAGACCTTGAAACACGTGCAAACGGTGACGGCGAAAACTGGGAACAGCGTTACAAAGATAATGATGCAGAATGGAGAAAAAAATATACAGAAAGATTTTTCAGCAGTGCCCCAATAGAACCGCCTGACCCTAAACCAAAAGGGGGAGAAATGAACCCAAAAACTTTTGAAGATTTATTTAAGTAAAGGAGATTTTAATTATGGCAAGAAGAATTGCAACAAGCACACTAAATGCGTCAACCATTGACATCATGAACGTAATTAGAAATAATGCGTCATATGATTATCAACAGAGTGTACCTGAAGTAGAAACTTCGGAAGATATTCCGAAAGTTGGTGAAATTATCTACGGTACACCTGCTTTTGCTAACCAGTTTTTAAACGCACTTGTAAATCGTATTGCTACAGTGCGTATGCAGAGTGCAACATTTAACAACCCTTATTCACGACTTAAAAAAGGATATCTTGAATTCGGTGAAACAGTGGAAGATATTTTCGTATCTATTGCAAATGTTGTCGAATTCTCAGCAGAAAAAGCGAGCGCAAGGGAATTTAAAAGAACATTCCCTGATGTCCGTTCTGCATTTCATACAATGAATTGGAGAGTAATGTATCCAGTAACAATTCAGGACGAAGATTTGAAACAGGCGTTTCTTTCTATGGATGGCGTTCAGTCTTTAATTGCTAAAATCGTAGATAGCGTATATACGGCGGCTGAGTATGATGAATTCTTAATGTTTAAGTATCTGCTTATTAAAGCAATCGCACATGGACAGATGAAACCAAAATCTATCGGTGATGGTACAGACCTGAAAGAGGGCGCTGTACAGTTTAGAGCAACATCTAACCTCCTCCCGTTTATCAGTGCAGATAATAACATTGCAGGCGTTAAAACAAATACACCAAAAGATAGACAGGTTATTTTCATGGACGCCACTTTCAATGCGCAATTTGACGTTAACGTATTAGCTAGTGCGTTTAACATGGAAAAGGCGGATTTCATTGGAAGACTTTATATCATTGATAACTGGACAGAATTTGACAATGACAGATTTGAAGTTATCAGAGCTAATTCAACAGGTATTGAAGAAGTAACAGCAGAAGAACTTGCTTTGCTTGCAAATGTAAAAGCTGTTATCTGTGATGAAAATTGGTTTCAGGTTTACGACAACAACAACAAATTCACTGAAAAATACGTGGCAAGCGGGTTGTATTGGAATTACTTCTATCACACATGGAAAACAATTTCAAGTTCGCCATTCGCAAATGCTGTAGTATTCGTTACAAGTGACGCAAACATTGCAGCCCCTGCTACAATTACAGTTCATGTTGATACAAAGGACGAAGCAGATTACGCAACAGTATTTACGCTGTCACCAAAATTTGAGAATGCAGGGCTTGAAGCACAGAACGTAAACTTCATTCAGACAGTAGCAATGACAAGTGCTGGTATTGCAATGCAGAAATACGGCGTTCTGATGATTCCGAAATCACAGCTTGCTACAGAAATTTCACTTGAAGCAGAAATCAACGGTGTTAAGTATAAAGCAACCAAGACAAATGTAACAGGTGCAACTACAGTTGACACAGCTATTGAATTAACTAAGCGGGGTTAATATTCAAGAAAAGGGTATTGCTAAGATGATACCCTTTTCTTAATAAAAAAGGAGTAAAAATGTATATCAATCCAAATTCAGATATATGGCTATTACATAGTATACCACTTGATAACACGTATGAACACACAATTTATTTCAAAACAGACACAGCTCAATACAATTACTTTTCGAAATACGTGAGAAAAAAATTTGACAAACAATCCTATTTAAGAGTTAATAAGGGTGTTGCAACATTGGATGTAAAAGCAGATGACATTTATAATTGCAATTATATGATGTTTAGAAACACAGCATATGGAAGTAAATGGTTTTATGCGTTTATTACAGCTATTGAATACGTAAATGATAATTGTACAAACGTTACTTTTGAAATTGATGTAATGCAGACATGGTTTTTTGTTCATAATGTGGACGCTTGTTTTGTAGAGCGTGAGCATCCTGTTACAGACCAAATAGGCGAACACTATGAGCCTGAAAACGTTGATACAGGTGAATATATATTCAATGATTTTGGTTCACTGCTACAAACGATTAAACCTTTAGCAGTTATCATTATGGTTAACGATACATCCAGTTCACCAAACGGAAATTTGTATGATGGTATTTACGGCGGCTGTAGTTTACACGCTTTTAATTCAAACGATACAGAAACAATAACAAATTTCTTAAATCAATACGCACAGAAACCTGAAGCCATTGTTGCAATGTATATGTGTCCTGTTATAGCTGTTGGCACTGCAATTCCTACTGGTAAGGGTGTAAATGTGACTAAATCACAGTCATGTTACAATACGACTGTAAATGCGGCAAAATTAACAGAAAATTTAACATTAGATGGGTACAAACCAAAATGTAAAAAATTGTACACATATCCATATAACTTTTATAGTGTAAACGCAGGAAATAAAAGTGCTATTTATAGATATGAATTGTTTGACGATTTATTACCGCAGTTTAATATTGATGTGCCTATTTCATATCCTGTGCAAGTTGCTATTAAACCAATGTATTATAAAGGGTGCAAAGATGTACCATTAACAACAGAAATGTTAACCTTATCCGATTACCCTTTATGCAGTTGGAGTACGGACGCTTTTAGAGCGTGGCTTGCGCAAAACAGCTTACCTATAACAGCTACAGCAATTACTGGTGGTCTAAGTCTTGGGCTAGGTTTAGGCGGTATGATACCTTTACCTGAAGCTTCAAATAACATGAACCATGCAGGCAATTTATTAATGCAAGGGTATCAAGCCAGTATTAAAGCAGATATTACTAGAGGTAATGTTTTTAGCGGGTCTGTAGAGGTAGCGAACGGAACTAAAAATTTTTACGGCGGTAGATGTAGTATCACAGCTGAGTATGCTAAAATGATTGATGATTATTTTAACATGTATGGTTACGCTGTTAAAAGAGTTAAACATCCGAACTTTAATAGCAGGCCGCATTGGAACTATGTAAAAACGGTTGGGTGTTACCTAATAGGCAACGTACCAGCGGACGATGCGAAAAAACTGTGCAGTATTTATGATCATGGTATTACATTTTGGAAAAATGGTGATGAAATAGGCGACTATTCGTTAGATAACAGTCCATCGTAAAGAGAGGTGAGAACAGTGGGTAGAAGAAAAAGAACAAACTTTGAAGAAATTACGGTTACAAATACTTTAACGTATATGCAATATTTAAGACGGCTGATAGAGTTGTCAATGTCTATGTTTGAGTGGAAAAATTTGCCAAGTACAGTAGACCCTCGTTATATTGAGTTAAGATTGTTTGAAACTGGTAGCGTTGTATTCTTTAAAGATGATGTACTAGGCGAGCTATGTCTTGACTGTATTCAGCAAGGTAATTTTGATGTATACGGCAACCCTATTACAAGGCGTGCTTATTCCTGTTATAACAATTATCAAAAAGTTCTAAATGATAAAGACAGTGTTATCATATGGAATAATTATCTTAGAACCAACAGTGTCACAGATATCCAGTTATACGCTAAACGCCTATGGGACTTAGACAGAAGTGTTGATGTCAATGCAAAAGCGCAGAAAACACCTATTCTGATTCAGTGTAATGAGAAACAAAGACTAACAATGAAAAATCTGTATATGCAGTATGACGGTAACACACCGTTCATCTTTGCAGACAATAATATTGATATAAATGGAATTAAGGCAATCAGTACACAAGCTCCTTATGTTGCAGATAAGTTATATCAGTTAAAGAATCAAATATGGAATGAGGCATTGACATATCTTGGAATTAGTAACTTAAATATTAATAAGCAAGAAAGACTTATAACGGATGAAGTGTCAAGGTCACAGGGAAGTACAATTAGTTCAAGGTACAGTAGACTTGAATGTAGAAGACAGGCTGTTGAGAAAATAAACGAAATGTTTGGCTTGGATATTGAAGTTAATTACAGAGAGGATTTCCAAGACGTTGACTTAGATATACCAAATGGTATTGATACGTTAGGTGGTGGTGCTAGTGAGTAAATACACAACAGAGGTTCGCTTTATCTGTGAGAGTAAGAGCGGTCTTGCTGAAAGCAAAGGCTGTGACAACGTGGATGAAGTACTTGAGAATAGTTGGAACAAGATTTTTACAACTAACTGTACTTTCTTTGATGAAACATATAGAAGTATTTTATGCAAGAAGATTTTGAAACATTACTATTTAAGAGAGATTTGCTCAGAAACTGTTGGCATTTGGAAACTGTGGATGAATACAAAACTTGAGGAAATCATGCCGTATTACAATCAGCTTTACAAAAGTGCTTTACTTGAGTTTGATCCATTGAAAGATTACAGCGTTGAAAGAACACATAAGAGAACTGGGACAGATGGGAAAACTAGTAGTACTGATGTGAGTGAAAATAGTAGCGGAACTTCAAGTAATAATGTTACTGATAGAGAACTGTACAGTGACACACCGCAGGGTGGTTTGGATGGTCTTGAAAGTGAGAACTACTTAACAAGTGCTAGAAAGAATACTAGCGAGGGAAGTTCTAACAGCAGTGTAACTAGTAATAGTGGAACTGACTATACGGAAAGTATTAATAGCACGGAAGATTACACGGAAAAAGTAGCTGGTAAGGTGAGTGGAACGAGCTACAGTAAAATGCTGACTGAGTTTAGGGAAACTATGATGAACATTGATATGAAAGTTATTAACGAGTTTGAAGATCTGTTTTTTGGACTATGGTAATGAAAGGAGATAAAAGTTATGAGTGCAAGAGATATTGTAAAAAAAGACCCTGCTAATTTTACACCTACTTTAGGAAATTATACGGACTTACAGCCGTTTCGATTTTGGTGTCAAAAGGTATTGCCGTTGGTGTATGATGATAGTTTGAGTTATTATGAGTTATTATGTAAAGTGGTTGATTATCTGAATAAAACCATGGAAGATGTGGGTGTGCTTGAGGGTGATGTAACTGGGTTGCATGAAGCGTATAAAAAGCTACAAGGGTATGTTAATGACTACTTTAGTACACTTGATGTACAAAAAGAAATTAATAATAAACTGGATGCAATGTCGGAAGATGGTAGTTTAAGTACTCTATTAAAACCAATTATTGGTAATAATTCATTACCATCATTTGTAGATTCCGTAAGTGACATGACTAATAACCTTTTGGTCTATGTGCTAAAATCTAACGGACATATTTATTACTATAATTCGGGGAATTGGAAAGACAGTGGATTGATATACGGTGCTTTTAACAGTTATGCGCCATCAGATATTATTATTTTACCTAGTAATGTTGATACTTATTTCAATAATTTAAATGATGCCCCGATAAATAAATCAGTTTACTTATACAAAATTAGCTCGGACATAATGAAAAATTTACCTATTAGCCCTGCAATTGGTTGTTTATCAACTTTTCAGTATAGTGGGAGAAGTAATCAGCCAGGTGGGTATCAATTATTTGTCAGTGAAAATAGAGTATTTACTAGGTCAAATACTGGTTCAGCTCCTAACTTTAACTGGGGTAAATGGATTGAAATTTCGAATGAAACAACATATCACCCATCAGATATTCTTATTTCAGTAGAAAACATTAACTCCTATTTCAATGACTTAAACAATGCTCCATTAAATAGAACAATTTTCCTACTTAATATTACTGATACCATGATGGAAAATTTACCTATTAGTCCTGCAAGTGGTTGCTTATCAACTTTTCAGTATAGTGACAGGAGTAATCAGCCAGGTGGGTATCAATTATTTGTGAGTAGAAATAGAGCATTTACCCGAATTAATAGTGGTTCAGCACCTAACTTTACATGGGGTAATTGGATTGAAATTTCAAGTGAATCATCATACAGGGCGTCAGATATTATTATTATCCCGTCTACTATTGGTGACTATTTCAATAACTTAAACAATGCTCCATTAAATAAAACAATTTACCTATATAAAATTACTGACGATATAATGAAAAATTTGCCACCTATTAGCCCAGCAACTGGGTGCTTATCAACTTTTCAGTATAGTGACAGGAGTAATCAGCCGGGTGGGTATCAATTATTTGTCGGTGAAAATAAAGTATTTACTAGGTCAAATACTGGTTCAGCTCCTAACTTTAACTGGGGTAATTGGATTGAACTATCAAACCCAAAAGAGGAAAAATCATATTATCCAAAAGGGTTTAATTTATTTAGAAAATTTTGTACTGTTGGTGACAGTTTAAGTGTTGGATATCATACACTTAAAGATGGGACAGCTGTATCGGAAGATAAAGATATATCATGGAGCAGTTTTATTAAAAATAAATACAATAATGATGTATATTGGAGTGGTAAAAGTGGTGCAACCTGTTTATCATGGTTGAATGAAACAAGTGAAGAGTGGGGTCTAAAATACGCTAAAAAAATAGGTCAAATGTCTTTATATATTTTGTGTATGGGAGCTAATGAAGTTAACCAAACTATTGGGTCTGAAAGTGATATAGGTACTACTAATAACACCTTATATAGCTACGTTAGTAGAGTAATAGAAGAATTAAAAAAGATATCACCAAATTGCTTTATAATTAGCACTGGTATTAGCAGAGGTGTTGGGTTTGGTTCTTCTACTATAAATGTAAATGCAGTATACAAAAATATGGAAAAGCATTATTCTAACTACTATTATATGGACTGCATAAATGAACTTAATAGCCTACCATTCACATCCCTATACAACAACTATCACTACACTGCAATAGGTTATAACGCAATGGCTAAATTATTTTCAGACAAATTAGATGAAATAATTAAAAAACATTTATCAGAGTTCTTATACGTTTAAATTAAAAATTTGTACCAGTAAACACTGGTACAAATTTTTTAATGTTAGTTCTATACAGAGGTGAGTGAACACGGTGTGTGAACGGTGTGCCTACTTTAGTGAGCGTAGTTGTGAACAGTTGTTCTGTACAGAAGTGAACCGAACACGAAGTGTGAACGTAGTGTGAACGTAGTACCTACTTAAGTGAGCGTAGAAGCGACAGCAAAGATGCGGAACAGTGACAGCGAAGATGCGGAACAGCGAGCGTAGCGAGCGAACGATATGTGCACTGGTTTAGGTACACCAATGGGGGGCCAAATTTCGAGATTCAC